TTAATGATCCTTTATAGCAGGCTGAAAGTACATATTGCTCACATTCGTCTTGAGTACCTTCAAATAATATATACATAGGTACGAAAGGATCGTCAAAATCATCTGATTTTTTTACAACGAAATTGTCAATCAGATAACTATCTCCATCGTCTCGCGTAGCTTCAAAAATACCTAACATTACTTATCTCCTTTTGCGTTTACTAGTAAACACAGTTGAGGTTTAATCAGCCCACTTCAGCCAATTATTGAAATCACAAACAAGTCCTTTTTGAAGAATAGAAGCATTGCCGTATTTATTTAATAATTTAGAACGCATCGTTCCCTGACTTGTTAAGGCAAACGAGCAAAGCTCATGATCTTTTCCGTCACGATAAAAAGCAACAGGCACGTATGGCGCTGACGCAACCATATTGTCAAGTTTAAGAACACTGTTTAATGAAAGTGAATGTCTCATGTTTAAGATTCCTTTTGCGTTTACTAGTAAATTAAGATAGTGCAAAGCGTTGACGTGTCACGCTCTCACGGTGTGGCTCGTATGTGGACGGACGATACGTAGTATTACGTGATATATAGGATTTCCAATTGTAATCCCCAAACACGCTGACAGCTTGCACAAAATTCTTGAAGCTTTGTGAAACATATGACGGTGCAATGTTCTCGACTTTCCAGAGTCCGTCGTCACGCTGTCGAATAGTCCCGACGCATTGCCTGTCAACTAAAACTCGAAAGCTTTTTGGATCGTCTTGAAATAAACTGAACATGTCGTGTTCTCCCGTCGTCCCGTAGGACCGTAGTAACAGTGAAAAAAAAATAAAAGAAAAAAGAGAGAGGCTCGAAAGCCCCTCTCGATTTACTGGTAAATCATTCACCATATGCAAGCTTCAAGGTAACGACTTCTCGAACCAATTCAGAAGCGTTGTCAGTATTTTTTGCTTTAATGTTTGCACGATAAGCTTTTTTGAGTTCTGCGAGCGCCGTTTCGAATTCTTTTTGTTCGGCGCTTTTTCCTGCCTCTTTGTATTCTTTCCAGCAAGCTCCCATTGCGGACAATGTCATAACATTATCTTTGTTATATTCTGGCTCGAAAGTATCGAGATTTTCTGCAAAAGCTTTTGTTGCGGACGCATATTGTTTTAATGTCGCAGGCGCTTTTCCGTTCGGGCCGTCAACGGTTACCGGTGTGTCTTTACCGTGAATTGGGACCATAACATCGTGAGTGAAGCCCATATTGTTATACACTTCGGACCATACTGCAGAAATGTCACCAGCGTTTACTAGTAAATCGAAAACGCGGTTTTCATTATACATGCGATTTTCTTTAAGTGATTTTGCGGTATCGTTATGGCATTGCTTGCCATCGATGATTTCGCTCACGTAATTGGCAATCTCAAAAGCCGTCGACGTGATTGACGTTAAGCTGTTTACTGGTAAATCTGTTTTTGTGTTTGTCATTGTCTTAAAGCCTCTTTGGGTTATGCTGCAGTGCAACATGTTAAAATCTGGGACAGTTCCCATGCTGAATTATGCGATTTTAATCGGCATAAGTAAACTATTTAGCCATGCTAAGATTGCATAGCAGGTATGCGCTTAACGCATAGCATAGGGGGGGATGATATACGGATATAAAGATATCTTTATATGTGTATATAACAGACGCGAGAGAATAACCCCACAAGCTTTGTGGACATTAGATAATACCCACAATTTTCGTAGGGTCTTTGCAATACCCACAATTTTCGAAGGGTTTCTCGGAATACCCACAATTCTGGTAGGGTTATTAATTTTTAACCCCACCCAAAAAAACTTGCCCGTGTCGTGCGCGTAGTAATTGATCCTAAAGGATAATTTCAAATTAAAGCGGTTTATAATCATATTCTAAAATTAAAAATTTGTCAAATATAAAAAAATAAAAAAGGAGTATTTCTAAAATACCCCCCTTTATAAAATATCGCTAAATCTAGAAAATTATAGTAGAAAAAAATAGAGGGTATATCATCATAAGACTATCCAATGGTATTTGTCCGCATCTATTTAAATATGTAGGTAAGTGTTTGAAGTAATGAAGTTAATGAACTACATTTATAAGCAGTTTTAAGTGTGGGTATATCATCATGATAAAGTAGACTACCCTACTCTATTGAATAACTTGCTTAACTTGTCCGCATCTTTAACAGTCTTTAACATATATTAATATTGTATATACTGTGTATTATTATTATTAACAACTTTAACATAGTATTTATAGTTATTTAAATAGTATATATATAATATATATAATATATATAGTCCCTTTGCTTGTTAAAGAGAATCGTAGCATATTTCAAAAAGGTTTACAAGACTAAAATTAAAAATAAAATGCTTGTCTTACTCTTTGGTTTGGTCTACCCTACAAGTAGTCGGGTTTAGTCTTAATAATTAAAGGTAATCAAATTATGAAAAATAGTACTTTAGAATTACAAGACGAACTTGACTCTTATGATGTAGATAATTCTCTTACAGCAGTTGCAGTTTGTTCTGAACTAAAAGATTTAAAATCTTATAAAGATATTATAACGCGTAAACATAATATCAGTTCTGTAGCATCAGCTAAGTTAATTTCAAATACAATATTTGAACTACAATCTTTTATCGCATTTACTCCAGCTATGACTCGTCCTACAGAAGCTGGTGAACTTCTTCGTACAACCTATATAGAATCTCTAGAAACATTATATCTATTTAGAGATATTCTAATTGGTATGCATCAAGACGATGAAGGTTATCAGGACGTAAAAATAGTAATGGATAATAAAGAAAATGACATCTTCGACTAATACTGAATCTATTATAAATTCAACAGATATTCAAAGTTACAGTAATTTAAAAAAATCTCTTACAGATTATGTTTATACTAAATCAAATGAAGACTTCTTAACTTTTGTAAGAAAAGAAGCTCCTAAAATTGTACCTGAGTTTAAGATGGGTAGGCATATTCAAGTTCTTTGTCATAAGCTACAACAAGTAGTAGATGGTAAATGTAATCGATTAATGGTCTTCCTACCACCAAGATCAAGTAAATCAGTAATCTGTTCTAAACTATTTCCAGCATGGTATATTGGTCGTAATCCTTCTCATGAGATTATGTCAGTCTCTCACAGTGATCAACTAGCTTCTGACTTTGGTAGATCAGTAAGGGACATTGTAAACTCAGAAGACTATAGTAAAATATTTAATGGAATACGATTAAGATCAGATGTTAAGGCTGCAGGTAAATGGAAGACGAATAAGAATGGGTCTTACTATGCAGCTGGTGTAAGATCACAGATTGCAGGTAGGGGCGCTCACATTGCTCTCTTAGATGACGTAATGTCAGAAGAAGATGCAATTAGTGAGAACGGTAGGCGGTATATTAAAGAATGGTATCCATCTGGCTTACGAACTCGTGTAATGCCTAATGGTGCAATTATTATTATCAATACCCGATATCACTTTGATGACATCTGTGGGTGGCTTCTAAAACAAGAACAAGAATTAGAGATGGATAATAAATGGGATGTAATCCGCATTCCAGCATGGTTAGATGAAGAATCAGCAGAACTGTTAGACTTACCAATTGGCTCATCGTATTTTCCAGAGTGGAAACCAGATAGTGTTTTAAGAATTGATGAACAAGAAATTAAAGCATCTAACGGTAGCAGATACTGGAATGCTTTATACATGCAAGACCCACAACCAGATGAAGGTGGGATCATTAAAAAGAAGTGGTTTAAGACATGGGAATATGAAGACCCTCCAGCTTGTGACTTTATTCTTCAAACTTATGATACGGCATTCAGTACTAAGTCAACGGCTGACAACAGTGTAATTCAGACATGGGGTATCTTTACTTCAATGGATGAAGATGTTAATGGATATGAACAACCAACTGGTAATTTAATTTTATTATCTAATGTTTATGGTAGATATGAATATCCTGAACTTCGTAGACTAGCTCAAGAAATGTATGCTGAATATAAACCTGATGTCTGTGTAGTTGAAAAGAAAGCAAGTGGTCAATCATTGATTCAAGACATGCGAATATCACGTATTCCAATCTTAGAGTACATGCCAGATAG